TCAGGCCACCCCCCGGTTCGCCTGCGTCGTCCAAGTATCTGCGACCGCCCTTCGTAGGCTGCCAGCGATACCCTTGGAGTCCGTCGCTGCCGTTTGGACGCTTATGCTCCCAATCGTGATGCTTGTGCTGGCGTCGCCCGTGGTTATCGGCGCTGCAGGCGGAGGTGCGGCGCGGGGGACGACGGGCACGGGGACCGCAGATGACGGGAACTGCGGCCATCCGCTAGGAGACGACCGCGGATCAGAAGGCGGCGTTGCGGATGGTGCTGCAATAGGGGGCGCACCTGGCGGTGGAGCACCCGCTGGGTGCGGGGGCGCATCAGGTGCGAAATGCGGATAGGCGTTCGGGTTGCCCCTCCCGGTCGGGATTAGAGATGGCCAGCGACCTGCCAGCGCGTGCTCAATATCCCAGTCATGGCCACCCGATTTCAGGTCAGCCTGAAGGTCGCGGTCCGTCTTTTTCTTATATTCAGTCGAGGCCAAATCCCAGGCCGCACGGTCCTGGTTGGCGGGCGAGAAGTCCTTCAGCCCAAGCTTTGCTGCCTCACCGCGCCACGTCTCGGATGTGAACTGATAGCGGCCGGAAGCCGTGCTGGTGCCGCCTGTCCCTACGCCCTCCGGGAACTGCGAGAAGTCGGTGAAATGCGAGCCGCCATTCTTGATCGTATAGTCGCCGCCGCTCTCTGGCTTCGACAGGGCTCGCAAGAACGAACTCTGTTCCGGGGCCATCGTGGTATCAGCCAGGTCCGGCGTCCCACCTAGCCAGGTCGGAGCATTGAGTTGGAGCCAGTTCCGCCATGGACCATTGGACTGATTCCCATCGGCCCCGAAGAATTGCTCTGCCTCGGGATGGCGCTGCGTGTCGTTCATCTCCTCGATCGCTATTGCAGCGAGAGCGAGCGCCGGCGCCAGATCCCCGAGGAACCCGATGACAGACCGGAAATTTAGGGCGGCCATCGTCGTCAGATACCCGGTGATCCCGGCCATGACCGGAACCATTGTAGGATACTGATCGATCAGCGCCGTCAAATCGCCGGATAGCGCAGTCAGGCCCGGAGCCATATGGGCCAGGATAAGATCACCAGCATGCTCAGCCGCCTGCCCCAGGCCGGTGAAGCTATGCTGCATCGCGGTCACGCGGTCGATCATGTCCTGAGTCGGCACGCCGTTCCGATAGGACTCGGCTAGTTCCTCATTCATCTTGGTCACGGTGCCGATCTGGACCATGGCATTGATCATGCCCTGATCGTATCCGGCCGCCGTGCCGACCTGCTGGATCCGCTGGATGCCGTTCGGCTTGTCTTTGTTGTCCTGGATGAACTTCTGGAACTTCATCAGGACCTGGAGCGGCCCATCATTGATGTCCGCGCCGAAGACGCCCAGCGTCGCTGGCAGCGCGTTGTCGCCCTTGGTCAGCCACTCCTGCTTTGCGGCCGCATAGCCCTCGAGAGACTTGCGAGCGGTCTCAGCGCTGCCGCCATTCCGCTCGAGCGCATTGCTGAGCGCGGCCAACTCGGGCACGCCCACGCCGATGTTCTTGGCCTCGCGGCCCAGGTCAGCCAGGGACTTCGTCGCGTCGCGCGCGAACGTCTCGATCCCCTTGCCGCCCAATAGGACGCCAATCAGGCCGAGCGCTTCGGTCTTGACCTTGGAGAAGAACTGAGAGGCCCGCGCCCCGTCTGCCTCCATCTCCTTGGCGGTTCGGTTGGACTGGGCCTGAACCTTCAGAAGGTCAGACGCGGCCTGCTTCTGGCCCTTGGTGAAGTTCGTCGGGTCGAGCGACAGGGTGACCAGCAGGCTGTCAACAATTGTCGGCATCGGGGGATCAATCCTCCGGTTGCGCGGCTACCTGCGCGTTATGCCGATCGACCGCGACGATCTCCAGGAGCGTGTAGAGGTCGCACAGGCCGTAAATGGTCTCTAACTCGTGGAGCTTGGCATGTCCGGCGGAGAGGACGATTCCGATGTCCCGGGAGATGTTCCGGTATTCGGCCCAAGGTCGGCTATCATCTTCGCCGCCAAGGTCCGGAAGGTCGAGAGCCTTCCAGCTAGCGAAAAACCCAGGTGAAGCGAGACCACCTCCTCGTGCAACTGGAAGATGGTGGACGGTTCCTCGATCTGGGTCCGGATAACATCCCAGCGGGTGATCGGCGACACGGCAGTCGGCGGCTGATAGGAGACTACACAAGTCAGCAACTCATCCAGGAGCGGCTTCACCTCATGCCACGGCGCCTTACCCAGCCCGGTCAGCACGGTCCCGATGCCGATGGTCACGAACCCAGCGGCGCCGAGTTGCATGATATGCGGCGGAACGTCCACCCCTGCCCGCGCGAGCAACTGCATGGCGCGCAGAAACCACTCGGTGGCAGGGATCGCGGGCATCTCGGTCAGGACGAACACACCACCCTTGTCACGCCCCTCGCGGTCGATCGAGACCGTTGCCGTGCGACGCATTAGCCGGCGATCCCAACGGGGGTCGGGATGACGCTCTGCCAAGTGATGCGGAACTTCTGCGGCTGGAGGGTCTTCTTGGCGTCCGGCATGGGCTTGTACCGGGTCAAGAACCCGGTTGCGCAAGCGAAGCTCTTCCCGACGCTGGTGAACGTGACAGTACCCTGCGCCGCGAAAGCTGCCACTGCGGACTGCTGCCCAGCGTACCACGCGTCGAAGAAGCTGATCGACGGCGAATCCGCCTGCAGTGAGTAATTCTGCGGCTTCGGTGTAAAGACCACACCGCCGGATAGGATGCCATCGACGCCCATAACCACATCAGTGGCATCAACATCGTCCATGTCGAAGATGTCGTCTGCGGCGAAGCCCTGAAGCTGCTGCGGGACCGGCAGCAGAAGCGGCACGCTGATAAGGATGACGGCGTTGGCCGAGGTGATGTCTGCCATGTCGAGCTCCTACTGGACCAACAGAGAGGAGAGGTCCACACGCTGAATACTGCCCCCGTCCATATATAACAGGATGATCGTCGGTGACTGCCGTGCAGCGCGGACCGCGGCGGTTGCCGGTTGGATCACCAGATACCAGCCCTGGGTGGAGAGCGTGCTGTCGATCGCCAGGCCGGCAACGGTGTTCACCGCGACAATCTGCTCTGCGGACAGCGGCACATTCTGCGTAATCACGCCGTTGTTAATCGCGGCGGCAACCGGACTTGCGGGCGGCAACAGGATCGTCTGGCTGCTTGCGCCAGCCGTCAGCGTGGAACGGATGTAGCCGTAACCCACCGGGTTGTAGGGGATGCGCCCGAGCGTCGTCAGCAACGTCATCAGCGCGATCTGGCACTGGTTATTCAGCCAGATCTGATTGAGGTAGCTATCGATCCACGCGAACGGACCGCTGATCTGCCCCGGATCGAAGAACTGGAAAGCGGCACCCGCGGTCGCCACCGAGCCATAATAGTTGTAGCCGTTCGCGATCAGATTGGCGGCCGTGGTCGCATCGAACACGCTCGGCACGATGCCAGACTGGCTCTTGTAGTCCGCCGTCGCTCGGCCATTCGTCGCGTTGAAGTTGATCGAAGCCGCATATCCACCGACGAAGGATGCCAGGTGGAGATCACTGCCTGCGGGCTCGTAGATCGGGATGGTGCCGGAACTGCTGCTCTGCTTGAGGATGAAACCGAGCGAGCCCGTCGCCGCAGTGGACTCGGTCGGCGTGATGTCGGTGTCCCACGCCAGGTAGGCATATCGGTTGCCGGTGCTATTCGTCCAAGCGGCAAACGCCTGCTTTTGGACGTTGCCGGAGCCGCTGTCAGGGTCAAATAGGGTTTGGAACGTGGCCCAGTTCTGCGTCTTCGCCACGATGGCTGGCATGAAGGAACCCGGCAGCGCCGCGATTGCGCCCTGCGACAGAATGGCGCCAGTCGCCGAGGTCAGCATAAGGCTGCTGGAGATCGTGCCCGTCGCGAAGCCGAGGGTGGACCCGGACCCGAGAACGCCGGACGTGACCACGAAGCCGCCCGAGACGCTGTCGAAGGTGACCACCACAGGCTCATCAGCCGCGGTGATCGAGGTGCTGGTTACCGTCTGCGACGTGCTGACCGTATAGGTGCCATCAGCTCCGGTCCCGGTGAGGAACGCAGTGACCGTGGTCCCCGCCGTGACGCCCGCGCCCGACAGAACCTGACCGATCGCCACGGTCCCCGACGCGACAGCGGTAACCGTCAGCGTGGTCGCGGCAATCGCGCCAGTGAACGTTGCCTCGGTCGGCTCGGTCGCGTTGAGCGCGGTCTGGATGAGGGTGGCAGCCGACGAAAAGCTGGTCGCGGAGGTCAGCACGATGTCGGCCGCCGTGCGCGACACACCGTCAACCAGCATGGTCAAGGAGCCGGTCATCGCCTGGAGGGCAGTCAGCGCCGTGGCCGACACATTGCCCCCGCGGAGGTAGGCCGCAACGGACGTGATCGGGAACCGTGCGAACAGCACAGCGCTCGGGAGCATCGTGGCGCCGGTATAGCCGGCGAAATAGACGCCCGCCTCGACCGCCTCTTTCGATGTGGCTCCGAAGTAGGTCTGCACCGCCGCGAGGTTCGGGAAAGACAGAACTGCCCCGATCGGAACCCGGGCATTCGTGGTCAGCATGAGGTCGATCAGCGCGATGCCCGTGGCACCTGCGGTGATGACCCCCGGCGTTACACCGACGTAGAAGGAGGCGGGAATCGTACTGGTCGTGGCAGACATGCGGATCGTCTCCTACGGGCGATAGGCGTCAACGCTGATTGGGGTGGCGCTGAGCTGGTCGGCGAATTGCTGGGGGATCGTCACGATGATGTTCGCCTGGAGCACCAGGTCGATCGACCAACGGTATTCGTAGTTCTGCTCGGCATTGAGGAACGGGACCTGCCGCGGGTCGCTTGCATAGAGCGGCTGGATGTCCAACCCCTCGGATGTGATGGCCTCGCCGGTCTCAGTGTCCACCGGGTCTGTGTTTTCGGCGTCGATCGCCGGGCCGCGCCGGAACAGATCACAGGCATATTGGTCGCGGAACAGCGTCGAGATCGCCTGGACGTTGTCGGCGCTGGCCGGGCCATGGACATCGACCTGCACGGTCATCCGCGTGGCCTGAAGCGCATTGCGCTGTCCTGGGTGGTAGAGCGTGATCGCCTCCGACAGGATCGACGCGTCTGTTTCGGTCTCGATCTTGGCGCCGGCCTCGGTATCGACCGTTGGCGACACCTGATAGGCCTGCGCCGCCGGGTCATCGAAGTAGGTATCGACGTTGGTGCTGATGCGCTCGCGTCCGATCGGCCACAGCACCAGAAAGTCGTCCGCCTGCGGCTCCGGCACAGAGTTGGCCTCGCCGCGAACGACCTCGATCCCAGGTGGCAGGACCGACAGCAGGAACGTGCGAACGACCGTCAGAACCTGCGCCTCGGTCATGTTGATCATGACGGACATGGGCTAGGTCGTCTGTAATGTGAGCGCGAGAGTGGTCCAATCTGGCCACTGCTCGAGGGCCATCGCCACTTTCCAAGTGCGCACTGGACCGCCGGGATATTCGGGGAACTGCATCAGGTCGCCCCCCTTCTTGTCCGCACGCACCAAGCCGTTCCAGTTGCCGTTGAGATAGATCTTCCGGCGTTCGCCTTGGATGTTCAGGCCGTCTAGCTGGACGATATCGTTGTAGCCTAGGGCTTGGATTTGGACCGGCGTGGTAATCGTCGTGTAGGTCGGAATGCGCGAGCCGTCCGAGGCCGTTGTGTAGCCGGTGCTGGACTGGATGGTCGCGGTGACGAATGGGTTGATCGCGCCGATTGCGCCGGAGACGATCCCGTGGAGATTTATGACAGCCTCTCAGCTTTTTCCGCGTCCAGAATCATCGACGAATGACGGAGTAATGCGGACAGGGCCGAAGCCTCCTGGGGAGACATTTCAATCGATATGTCGATCCCGCGATGGTTTAGCTTGATCGTGACCATCTCGTTCTTCGCGCTAACATCGATATTGAGCGGATTTGGGACGTAGCCGTGGACAACTTCCATTGCTCGCAGTTCGGCGGACTTCATCATGACTTCACCTCAAAATCGACCGAGTTGAGCAGGTGGCCGGAGTAGTCGAGCGGCTTCGTGGATACGCCGGACGTGGACTCGCCTGCGGCCACACGAGCAGCAGCTTCACCCACAACCCTGCCGGTCACCACAAGGCTCTGATCCTCACTCAGCATCTTCCGCAGCATCAACGTCACGGGGCTCAAGGCCGGGGAATCCACGGCGATGATGCTCTCCTGCAGTTGCCCCTTCATCCCCATGCCCATCTGACCTAACGTCTTCGCGGCGTCGTAGTCGGTCGCCTTGAGGATCTGGGCCATCGCGCCGCCCCAGCCGGGGGCCTTGGCAGCGATCATCGTGCGGAAGAAGGGTCGCGGCGGGATGCCCGCTTTGGGGGCGCCGAATTCCTGGATAGCGGCAACCATGGGAACGCTGGTGCCGTCGGGATAGGTGGCGTTCTCGAGGAACCCAACCTGCACGGTCTGCGCCGATGCGAGCTTGCCGACGATGGCCGTCAGTGCCGCCTGGAGCTTGTCGCCGCCGGAGAATGACATCAGTAATATCCCCTTGCCTCGGCGTTCGCTTTTCGTGTCGCGGCTCGCCTTGCCAGTTCCTCGGGGCTTTTCTTTACGCCCGTGAGTTTGGCAAGAAGCGTAGCCTTCACGTGCTCTGGCATCGGCCGCCCTGAAGCTAATTGGCGCAAGCGTTCCATGTGCTCTGGAGGCGGAGACTGGCCTTTCTTCGCGGCGGATATCCGGGCGCAAGTCTCTGGCGATCTCTTTTTGCCTAAAGCCGCCGCCGACATCTTGGCCTTGGTTTTCTCGGCCGTCCTGACGCCGAGCCGTGAGCCAACGCAATCAAGGCAGATGTTGTAAACGGCATCCCTGCCGAACTCATCAATGTATCTTTGGATCACCAGCCGCTCGTAAAGGGAGAGCATTCCTGGATCCCGAGCGCAGATCATGACGATCTCGAACGAGACATTTTCTGCCCCGTGAGCATCATATGCCCTCTGAAGCCTTCTATTTTTGTGATTGCCTAGTCTCAGTGACCGAAAATGTTGCGCCTTCCTTCCTGACAACGAACAGGACTGCCCGATGTAATATCGGCTTGAGCCGTCAGGCTTGTTGATAACAATCCGGTAGATGCCGCAATTCTCAGTCATTACAAACTATAGCAACACACCACTCATACCATCAAGTGATATTAGTCTAATAGACGCCGAATCTGCATTGGCCAGGGTATCCATATGAAGACCTTGGTCCGCGAATATATCGAGCAGATCGGTAGGGTAGTGTCGCTTGCCACCACGCCAGTCCGTATTTTGTCTGCGCTGCCCACGCTGCCGATCCCGGCACCTGAAGGTCTGTCCCAACCGACACAGAGCCTTCGCTGGCAGTCGCAATGCGCCCAACCAGCGGAGACGAAGCCTGGCCGTTCAGCGGAGCATTAAGCGCCGCAATATGGGCCGTCAGCATGTTCAGCAGCATCGCCCGCGTGCATAGATCGCGCACCACGCTCGCGCCAGTGTTGTTCAGATAGAGCGTCGCCTCATTGAAATACAACTGCGCGAGCGGCTGCGTTACCGAAGCGGAAAGCTCCGGGTAACGCATAGCCCACACGGAATATGAAAATGTGACGACGCCGCACATTGCCTACGCGCGACCGCGCGTCGTGTGCTCGTCAGCCGTCTTGATGGTGCGCTTGAACTCTGGCGGCAGGTTCTCCGGATCAACCTCCTCGAACCCGCTGCGGACACCGCGCCCATCGCGGGCATGCGCCTGCGTGTCGGCCAGCTTGGCATGGGCAAAGATCAGGCCCTTTGTGACCAGGTCCGAGCCCTTGTTGTCCGCAAGCCACTTGTCCCAAACGTCGGCGTCCACGTTCTCGGTGATCGCATAGCCGCCGAGGATGCGGGGGTCATCAAAGGGGCGCCGGGCAGCACCACGGATCTTCACGCTGCCGATCTTGACAGCGCGCTTGACCGTCTTCCAGCCGCCGCCCATCACGGGTTCGCTGGAATCCTCCATGTCGTAGATGCAAAGCTGCAGCCCACTCGGTAGCTTGCAGGCGATCGAAACAGTGCCGGGCATCGCCTTACACCCCGAGCATCTGGGCGACTGCGAGCGGGTACCGGATCACGGCCCCCCATGAACCAGCAGTCTTCTTCTGGCGCATCGAGGACTCGGCCATGATGACGCGGTGGTCGCGCTGCTTCTCGTTGAAGGAGACGAACCCCGTCCGGTTGCCATCGACCTCGCGGGCGATAAGCTGCACCACGTTGCCGGCCGCCGTCGCATAGCGGGGATCGATCACGAACTTGACGTTCGGGAACGACTCCTTGATCAGCGCCCGGACGGTCAGACCGAACGAGTTCTGCGCCACCATGCCCGCGGCAACGGTGTTGGGGTAGACGAAGGTGAACGGCGAGTCCTGGTCGATGAGGCCCGGCGCCTGCGTCTCCAGCGTGTTATAGAGCGAGATGAAGTCGTTATAGACCTCATTGGAGGTTGCGTTCACCGCGCCGTTGGACACCCACTTGTTGCCGTTGCCGGCCGCCTTGGTGGTGGGCGTGATCGGCGCCGACAGCGACGGGTCGTTCAGAGAACCGTAGTTCTCCAGGTTCACGACGCCGAAGTGATACGTGAAGTCCATGAACTTGTTCAGGGTCTTCGCCGCGGCCATCTGCTTCTCGGACACCCAGCTCAGGCGAGCAGCGCCGGCACGCTCCACTTCTAGGTCGCCATACTCGATGACGGTCTGGAACAAATAGGACTGCCGCTGCACGAAGTTGGCGTTGGCATCCGATCGGCCGTTGGCATTGAAGTCGCCATAGGTGCTGACCTCGCCCGTGTTTTCCACGACCGGGAAGAACGCGGTCTGATCGACCCAGGTGCCCATCAGCTTCTCGTCGTAGATCTCCGCGCCCTTGTTGGGGGTCTGGAACACCCGGATGATCTCCGGATCGACGTAGCTGGTGTACCAGACCGGCACACCGGCGTTCGGCACCGTGACCAACGCGGGCTGCGCGTCCAGGGCCATGGCGAAGTCGGTGCGGAAATCATCCGGCAGGTAATCGATCGCGAACGGATTGATGATGCCCCACTCGCGTGCGAACTTGTCGGCATCGCGGGCGTATTCTGGATTGCGGTTCATTTGTGCGCCCCCTTAACCGAGCATGTGCGTGGAGATTTTGATCAGTTCGCCCGGAGCCCCGGCCGACATTGCGACCCAACGGGTCTGCACCGAAGTGCCAGCCGTCACGGTCGTGCTGGTCACGACGGTATTGGGTGAGACGATGTAGGTCCCCGTGCCGCCAGTGCCCGTGCCGAGCGCCGTGATCGTGGTGCCGGTGGTGACGCCGCTACCGGAGAGAACGTCGCCGACGCCGAGCGCGCCCGAGCCGACCGCGCTCACTGTCATGGTGCCGTAGGTCTCGCTGATGGTCGTACTGGCCACGGTCTGCTCGGGGATGGACACCGAATAGGTGCCAACGCCGCCGGTCGTGCCGGACAACTGCGAGACGATCTGCGTGCCGGTGGCAACGTTCGTGCCCGACAGCGTGCCGCCGGGGACGAGCACCCCAGAACCCACGACCGTCACGGTCAGCACGTCACCAGCGATGGATCCCGTGACGCTCGCCGTCGAGGCCGCGACCGCTGCGGTGACGCTGGCGGAGCCGCCGGCCCCAGCAGCAGCGAACGAGACAAGGCCGGTGGCGTAGGCCGCGAACGCGTTCATGCCGAACGTGCACTCGGTCGCGCCGCTGTTCTTGACCCAGAATCCGCCGTCGGAGAACAGCGTGACCGGAAGGCCCGGCAGGATGAGCACGCTCTCTTCGGCGAGATACGTCGTGATCAGGGTTTGCATGTCGCGATGCACGAGCCCGGCCACAGGACCGGAGCCGAAGTTGTTCGCGATGAGCGGCGCGCTGTTCGGGTCAATCTGAGACTCGCTTAGCCACGCGAACGCGCCGACCGTGACGCCCGATGCGCCGGCGACGAGGCCACCGGGCCCGGCCATGACGGTAGCGCGTGGGTTGTAATCGGCGAAGTCACCCGCGACCCCAGGGGCCTGCGTGACGTTAACGGTTTGCTGAAACGGCATTGGCTCGGCTCCTTAGCGCACGAGGCGGTTGGCGTGAGGGAAGCGCTCGGCGAAGCCCTTGGCCGCGGCCGAGTCCAGTGCCGCGCGCGCTGGCTTCGGCTTGGCCTCACCGGGCTTCGGCAACGCGCGCAGAACGGCGCCATACGCCTCCGGAGGCACCTCGGTCAGATCGACCTGCAGGTGGTCCAGCGCCAGCTTGTAGGTGCCAGCCGCGGTGTCCTGGCTCACGGCCAGTTCGCCGATGAACGGGCGCACTTCGCGCTCGGCCACCTGAATGGCGCGGAGGCGACCAATGGTGGCGGCCTCGG